CTTTTATTCTTTGAAATTGACGTTTACGCATAGCAGGTTTTGTATAATTACCTGCTTCATTAACTTTACTTTTAGTTTTACCGCCTTTTTTAAATTCTATAGACTCTAAAGTCTTAGCTTGCCCTGCGTGTAACTTGCTTGCCTTTTTTAAACCTTTAATTACTTTATCTATTTTTTGTGCTCTGCTCATCCTAAAAACCTTGATGCTATTATTGTTGCTAGTATAAAAGGATATACACCCCATAGTATAGCCTCTAATTTATCAAATCTTTTAGAGCCAGCTTCTAGTCTAGCATCTATACTTTTATAAATTAATTTACATTCTTTTTCATGCGATTCAATCGCATTTAAAGCATCTTTAGCTGTCGCCATCTTTAGATTCAACTACAGGTGCTTGTTGTTTAGCTTTACCTATATTTACAGCTAATAAATCAATAAGTTTATATAACTTACCAATCCATTCGTCATCTTTAGGTGTAGGTGTAGAAGCTGCTACTATTGAAGCAACTGTTACTATTGTAGTAATCCATTGAACTAAATTCATTATTATATCCATTACTTTTCTCCTATTTAAATTGTTTGTTTAGTTACATCCCAACAATTAAGATTAGATGCTACTGTTCTTCTTTCACCCTCACCTTTGAAGGGATATACCATGTGTTGCAACCAAGAAGGAAATACCAACACTTTGCCTATCTCTGGTTTCATTTCAAAATTTTGTGGCGGTCTTAACCTTTCCAAATTTAATAATTCATTTCTTCCATAGTTAAAAGCAATATGACCATCACAATGTCCAGAAGCATTATATAAAGAATACTGTGGCGATCCAGCTACAGGTTGATCTAATATTTGCTGCGGTACTTTAGTCCACGCAGTTGTAGATATTCCCATAATTGTTGCTGTGCCATGATCGTGTAAAGGATTGTAGTCTCCAGCGTAGCTATGTACTGACCAAGTTGCATCTATTTC